TTGCTTCTTTGTCTATCAAATAACGAATAAATGCACCCATGGTCATGTATCTTTCATTAGCCATGGGCATCGCTTTTTGATAAGCGTCTATTTTTATCGCTACTGATTTATATTTAGTTATATCTGTCATACCCCACATATATGGGATTTTATGCAAAAAGTCAAATATCTTTTCTTAAATCTTCAATACATTGCACTTTGAACGTGAAGTATTTATTCATTTCAAACTTCATGAACTTTCTGCCCATTTCTCGACATACTTCTAGTTCTTCAAACTTCTCTTGTAAGACCATTTGATTGCCTGTGTAAACCCAAGCGTCACCGTTAAATCCCCACAAACTCACCACCAATAAAAATACTTTAGTCATCGTCTTTATCTACAAATTCAAACTCCACACCTAACTTTACCTGTTCCGGTGTGCGTTGTCGAGCTATCTTTGTATTAGGTGCCCAAGACTTTCTGTAAGCGATTGTTTTTACGTCTATCTTTCTGATCTCACCTGTTTCTTGATGAACTATTACTAAATCAATAGGACCTGCTCCAGATACATTTTTAAATACCATGTACCCCTCTTTTAAAAATTTAATAACAGCTTTGAATTCGTTTACGTCGCCTGTTACTTTTTTTTGATCTCTCCCCATGACGGCCCTATCTCCATGTCAACCTTTAGTGGCACTTTGAGTTCTACTGTGGTTTCCATAATTTCTTTTATTTTTTTACCGTCCTCTTCCGATTCAATAGAACAGTTTAATTCATCATGCACTTGTATATGAGATACGATACCCTCTTCATATAGGTCTACCATAGCTTTCTTTGTCATATCTGCTGATGATCCTTGTATTAATCTATTAAGAGCCTTGTATGTCCATGCTCTTTTTAAATCTCTACCATATTCTTTTTCCGCCTCCCACAATGGTAATGACTTGTGAATACCAAATGCTCGCGGTTCCCATAAATCAAAACGACACTTACGACCTAGTAGAGTTCTACAATAACCCACTTGGTCCGCGCGCCGTGTTGCTTGTTCCATTAACTGTTTAACAAACGGCACGTTAGCATGAAACCTGGCGAACAAGTCTTCTGTTTCTGTTTTATCTAATCCTAGTTGGCTAGCAAGTTTACCCTTACCCATGCCATACATCATACCAAGATTAATAGTTTTAGCGGTGCTTCTGTCTATGCCCGCCATATCGGCAACGGCTTGATGAAAGTCTGGATCTTCTGTTTGGTAAGATTCAATGACCTCGTCGGCGCCTTTCAAACCGCCACCGGTAAGCGCGGCGAAGTGGACAAGAACACGAGGCTCCTGTTGGCTATAGTCGAATGACCCCCACTTGCAACCCTCGTTTGGAACGAAGATTGATCGTATCATCGGTCCGATATTTTTGTTCCTCATAGGAACTTGCTGTAGGTTAGGGTTGTTATACGAGAAACGTCCTGTAACTGTTCCCGCTCCTTCATCACTACGCATCTGATTTATATCGGCGTGAATTCTGTTGTTATGTGAATGTCTTAATATTGTATCAATAAAAGTTGTACGTGCTTTGTTAAACTCTCTAGCGTGCACGATCATTTTAGCTAGAGGGTGTTTGTGTGTATTTAAAAAGTTTTTATCAAACTTTGGTTGTTTAGTTTTTTCTGTGCGGTCGTATTTAATTTTTAATTTATCAAATGCTTTTGCCACGCTGACAGCAGCCCAAACATCAACATCAACTCCTGTGTCTTTTTTAATTTGTAATAGAACTGCGTTTTCTTTTTTTCGTAAATCTTTTTTTATTCTCTCTGCCTTGTTTAGATCAACACCGACACCGTTTGTTTTCATGTCGAGCAAACATGGAAAGAGCCGTGTTTCGAGGTCAAAGATACTTGATAACTCTTGCTTAATTAATTCTACTTTAAAGTGTTGCCATAGTCTTAACGTGAGATCAGCATCTTGTTCCGCATAACTACCAACATACATCGGTGGTAGCTTATACATTTCACTTTTAGCATCTAGTCCCCACTCTTTCGCTGCTTCATATAATAATGCTTCTGATTTTGTTTCTTTTAAATAATCTCTACCTAATTCGTTCAATGAATATCTAAATCTATTTTCATCTATTAATGGCGCTGCAACTAATGTATCAATGATCTTGCCTTTTACTTCCACACCCCACCAACGTAACCAACCTACATCGTAAGCAGCGTTATGAAATACTTTATCACATGGAAGGTCCATGATCCGTTGTACTTGTCTCTTAATTATTTTTTCATCAAAATTACCACCGCCCTCATGTCTAATCGGAAAGTAACCTTTCCAACCTTCAACAGCGATAGCAACGCCAGCAATAAAACCTTCGTCTCTAGTCCAACCAGGTCCTTTTGTTTTAATACTTGGATCGCAAGTTTCTAAGTCAATAGCTATTTCTTTAGCGTCAGATAAATCTGGTATCTTCTCTGGTGGTGTCCACTCACTCGGTGGTTGGAATAGAGGAATCTGAGTCATTTATTTCTCCTGCGATAGCGGCATAACCAGCCATGTCAATATAACAATCATGTGTTTTTTTATTTTTAAGTCTGGCAACTTTTACCAATAACATGCAAATAGCTACGTCGTGTGCTGATATTTTTCTATCAAGATAAGAACTCCATAGGTTAGCAATGTTTTGATGATTAGTAATTTTATCACCGTAGTCTTCTTGTCGTTGACCGGTAACAATGTTTATTGTTTCTTCTAAAATATTTTTACTTATTCTCATCAACCCTCTCTTTCTTTTTTACTGCTTGTAAATCATTTGTGAGTAGTTGTAAATCAAGTAGCAATAATTTAAGCTCTCTATCAACTTTTTCGCGGTTGAGTTTTGGTAACTCTGCACGTATTTTACGTACTTGTTTTTCTGTTACACGAACTTGTTTCAGTGCAGTGTCTATTGTAAACATTAAAATGCCTCCGTAAATTCTCTGTCCGATCGTGATCGAACTATGTTTAAGCTATGTCGTGCTCTTGTCATACCAACATAAAATACACGACGTTCTGAATCTCTGTGCCGCCAATATTCTTCATCAGCCTTTCTTCCTAAATCAGAGAATAACATTACATTGTCAACCTCTCCACCCTTTGCTCCGTGTATCGTAGATAAACGTACTCTTGGTTCCTTCGTAATCTTTTCACCTCTACGAAGAATGTTTTGAATGTAAATTCTTTTTTCTGGCTTTATGTTTTTTAAAGCTCTCATCCATTCTAATTCTTTGTCAACCTTTAATCCGTGGTCCGTGCTAAGTTCTTCAAAAATATACATTTTTTCTTTATCTGCACCCTTCATTGCTTTGTGTTCTTTGTCAACACCCTTGCCTGTTTTTATATACACGTAAAGATTTTTTGCTTCTTTGTAACTTATAGGTTTACCTTTTCTAACTCTTTCCCATGCAATGATAGCACTCTGTATTCTTTTATCTAATGACGTTCTATCTCCTCTAGCGTAAAACACACCGTCAGATTTTAAATCTATTTCTAGTTTATCTAAAATATATTTATCTCTAGCTAATAAAAGCCACTCACCTTGTTTAAGTTTACTAGATTGTAACTCTGGAAAAAATTTTATCTCACCGTCGTCTTCTCTACCAATCCATTTTTTCGGCACTCTATCTTTTACTCTACATATAAGCTTGTTTGCTTTTTGATGTATGAGTCTTGATAATCTGTAAGACTTGTTAAGAATAACTCTTTCACCTTCCATGTTTATTAAAAACTCTGGTCTTGCTCCACAAAATTTAAAAATAGCTTGATCATCATCACCAGCGATGTAAACACGTTTTGCATTAGAAACAATTTTCTCTACCATCTTCCATTGTAACCAACTTAAATC